GTAATGAAGTAGTAGTAGCAATGAAGTCGGCTATTGCTTCAAACGTAACAATTCGCGAAGAACAAATTCAGTTTAACTTAATTTGCACACCTGGCTATCCTGAAGTAATTCAAGACATGGTTGGATTAAATGATGACCGTACTAATACTGCGTTTATTATTGGTGATTCTCCCTTAACATTACCATCAACAAGTATGGGCTTACAGAACTGGGCAAGCAATGCAGCATTAGCACCAGACAATGGCCCGGCAGGGTTAGTAACTTATGATGATTACTTAGCAGTATTCTATCCAGCTGGTTTAGCAACAAACTTAGATGGTCATTCGGTAGTAGTTCCTGCAAGTCATATGATGCTACGTACATTTATTCGTAGTGATAATGCAAGTTATCCGTGGTTTGCACCTGCTGGTATTCATCGTGGTACTGTTGATAATGCAAGTTCGATTGGCTATGTTGATACTACAGATAATAATTTATATCGTTCAATTGGTGTAACTCACGGGTTACGTGATGTATTGTATCAGCAAAACGTTAACCCATTAACTGTATTACCTGGTGTTGGTTTAGTTAACTATGGTCAAAAGACTCGTGCTAACACAACTAGCTCAATGGACCGTATTAATGTTGCACGTTTAGTGGCGTACTTACGTTTAATTCTAAATCAAGTCGCTCGTCCATATATTTTCGAGCCAAATGATTCGATTACACGCAAGCAGGTAGTTAACTCGTTTAATTCGGTGTTTAACACATTGGTTGCACAACGAGCAATCTACGATTACTTAGTAGTATGCGATAGCACAAATAATACACCATCAACAATTGATGCAAATGAATTATATGTTGATATTGCAATTGAACCAGTTAAAGCAATTGAATTCATTTACATTCCTGTACGTTTACAATCAACAGGTACAATTGCTAAAGACGGCTTATTGTAAATATTAGTAAGAAATTAGTAAGAAATTAGAAACCGCCTTAATTGGCGGTTTCTTTTTGAGTCCAAATCCATTTGGCATGTCCGCAATCCCATATACGGTCATACCCCTGGGCAACACGATTTTTCCATTCAGTGAGAGTTTGGTCGTCGTTGCTATTTTTCCTCATTGCGAATCTATGCACTCGACCCGTTGATGTAATATACCAGTAATTTGGTGACGAAATATGAGATAACGACATTCCTAACTTCGAATACACACTCGATTTGGTCGTCGACCATCGCATGTCGGCAAAGGATATAACCTCTGATGGGTTGAATGTTTTAATGAAGTAGCTGAACAGTTTACTCGCTCCGCCAACAATATTTGAGTTGAGTTTCGACGAAAACCGATTTATCTCCCACCCAACAATCTTTCTACTGGGGCTCGAAGAAGAAAATGTCATCACTGATACTAGCTCGCCATTATAGTATAGTCCTAATCTAACATTACTTCTACCGGATCCTTGAATATGTGTTGCATTGAGAAATATATTTGCTTCTGTAGATGATATTTCTTTAACAATGCACTTCCTGGCAAAAATAGTGTCCTTAACACAACCTAGAGTATTCCTAATCCTGGACTCTACGATATCACGGTTGTTAGTCCACTCATCTTCGAATATGGTTATCAATCGAATACCTTTTTCGTTGCATAGTCTCATTTTTTCGGAATGATACTTCTGATCTTTACCATTGAGCTCGGAGTGCCAGTACAATCCGCAGTATTCAATAGCAATATTGCGGTCCGGGATAAAGACGTCTAATTCAAGCGGGGAGATTGCTGCTCGGTCGCCGGATATAACTACCAGGTCGGGCAATATATCTCGCACCAACAACAATATCTCCAGTTCACCTTTACTCTTTGTGAATTCTTTTTTCGGGAAACAGCACGGGCAGTAGCCTTTTGACATATCTAATTTAGACGCATGGAAGATCTGCCGCGTTCTTGAGAATACCTCCCCACACACATTGCACTGAAGTTTTAGAAAATGATCACTGATATCGTTAAGCAGAGATAAATTATTTTCGGAAATTACACTAGCATAGTGTTGGTGGGTTTCTTCCTTATTTTTCTGCCTTGTTGCTGAAGTGCTGGCCAGGATCTTAGCTTTGGTTTCTTCGGAGTGCCGTTTCCCTCGAAAAAATCCCAGATCGTATCCGCGGTCTCTTTTTGTCTGTATAGCCTTCTGTACGGACTCTGATTTAATAACCTGCAATGCCCTTTTTTCTTTAAGTTTCTGCTTGGTTTCTTCTGACCGTTTTGACCCGGTGTTTGGGTTACTGTTTGATTCTTTCCATATCTTGTTTCTGGCTTGTGCCTTTTGACTAAGTTTCTCTTTAGTTTCGGTGCTTAACGGTACACCTTTGTTATACGCTTCTCGGCCGGCATTCGCTTGACTAATACGAGCTTTGCTTTCTTTGGCCATTTTATTGCTGAAGTTCGGATTATTTTTGCCTGAGTTTCGCGCCGAACACCCGGCGCGGTATTCGTCGGTGGCCAAAGAGTGTGGACCAAACTGTCTTTTGTATTCTTCGGATGTAATTCCGTGCGATTTAACGTGTTTGCCAGTTATTATTGATTTAAATTCTCTTTGGCATATTTGACATTTAATGGGCATGTTATGTAGATATCCTTATCGAGTATGTTAAGTATATTTATGCAAGAAGTCAATTTAATTGGCGGTTTCTTTTTGAGAGTGTAAATGTGCGCATCAGATAATATATAGCTAAAATAGATCCTACTGTATATTAAATAATTATATGCGTACAATTCTAAACCTCTTCCGCCGCAATATTATTGCAACTTGGATTATTGCAAGCCTAAGCCTAATCTTATGGTCAATGATTGCAGTAATGTGGATGCTAACAAAAGATTTAGCAACTGAGATTAGACATAACGAAGAAATTAAGTTAAAAACCATCATTGAATCTAGTGTGGGTATTATTAAAGGACTTGACAAGGGCGGGATGAATGGTGGCGGAATAACGACCGATCAGTCAAAAGCATTAGCGTTGCGCATTATTCGAGAAATGCGTTATGACAATGGTAATTATTTCTTCATTTACGATTACAATGGTGATAGTATACTAAATCCAGTTAAACCTGATATTGAAGGTAGTAACTTTATGCAGGCTAAAGATTCGACTGGGCTTGAATACATTGCTAAGATAATAGATGTAGCAAAAGCAGGCGGCGGGTATGTGCAGTATAACTATGTAAAGCCTGCTACTGGCAAAGATACACCTAAATTATCGTTCGTAATGGCGTATGATGATTGGAATTGGGTTATTGGCTCAGGCGTTTACCTTGATGATGTTGATGCACGAGTTAGATCGCAAATTGTTGAGAATGGTATCTTAATGGTGGTTGTCTTTATTGCTATTAATGCTATGTTGTTAATGACGTTACGTGCAATTAATCGTCCGATACGTGCTATTACTAAGTCAATGACTACTATTACTACTGGTAACCTTGAAGAAGAAATCCCATATTCTAATAGAATTGACTCCATTGGCGAAATGTCAAAAGCAGTAGCAGTGTTCCGAGATAATGCTAGACAGGTACTATTACTTGAAGAAAAGCATAAAGAAGTAGAATTGGCAGCTAAAAAAGACAAAGAAAAAGCAATTAGTACATTAATTAATCAGTTCCATGCAACAGTCGGTTCTGTTATACATAAAGTAGCCGAATCGATTGCCGAAACTGAAATAATTGCTAGTAATGTAGCTAATACTGCTAATCTAACAAACGATATTACTAAGCAAGTAGCACAAGAAGCGCAAGAAGCCTCTGTTAATGTTCAGGCTGTTGCAAGTGCTACTGAAGAATTATCGATTTCTATTCATGAAATATCCTCTCAGGTGTCAAAAGCGTCAACAGAAACAGCATTGGCAGTAGACGAATCAACTAAAGCACATAAATCAATGAACGAATTAGTTGAAGAAATTAACAAAGTTAATGATGTAACAGAATTTATTACTAAGATAGCACATGAAACTAACTTATTAGCATTAAATGCAACAATTGAAGCAGCTAGAGCAGGCGAAGCAGGTAAAGGATTTAATGTAGTAGCACATGAAGTTAAGGGATTGGCTAATCAAACCGCCTCAGCTACAACTAAGATTGCCGATCAACTAGGTCATGTTCACGATGTTACTTCGAATGCAGTGATTGCCATTGACGAAATAAGTGGAACAATTCAAAACATTAATTCTATTGCGTCATCTGTAGCAGCGGCGGTTGAAGAACAAAACGCCGCGACTGGCGAAATTGCAAGATCGGTATCACGTACTTCGGATCTAACGTCAAGTGTTAGCCAACGTATTGATCAAGCATTATATCAAACATCCGAAACACATAAGTCAGCCGAAGCAATGCTTAAGAACACTAAATCACTATCAACAGATGCTTCTAGATTACGTAGTGAAATTGATAACTTCCTAAATAAGATTAAGAACCTTTAAAGGTATTTTCGCCTAGTAAAAATTCTTCAAACTTCATAAATACTACAAACAGCTAATGCTAGATTAGAAGGATATTACAACAATGGCAACATCGTCATTAACAAATTTCACAGTACCGTTATCAACTGACCAGAGCGCAAGTTCGCAAGGCTTGATAATGCCAAAGTTAAGCTATCGCTTTCGTATTACGTTCTTAAACTTAGGTGTTAGCCAACCAACTACAGAATTAACAAAGCAAGTTATCTCATGCGGTCGCCCATCTGTTAAGTTTGACCCAATTGAATTACCAGTGTATAACAGTGTAGTTACTTTATTAGGCAAGCCAAAGTGGGATCCGATTAAGTGTAAGATTCGTGATGATGCATCGGGCGAAGTATCAAAGTTAATTGGCGAACAATTACAAAAGCAATTTGACTTCTACGAACAAGCATCGGCAGCATCGGGTATTGATTACAAGTTTACAACAATTTTCGAAGTACTTGATGGCGGTAATGGCACTAGCAGTCCTAATACATTAGAAACATGGGAAATGTACGGTTGTCAATTTATGGACGTTACTTATAGTGGCGGCGAATATGCTAAGGGTGAAGCAATGGATATCGATCTTGGCATTAAATTTGATAACGCAATTCAGTCACCAATTGGTACTGGCGTCGGCAGCACAGTATCTAGAACATTAGGCCAGATTGCTACTGGCTAATAGATTATAATACAAAGAGTATAACTTTAAACTTAAATGCCCGGGCAAAACCGGGCATTTCTTTGAGCATAAATATTGTATAGGTGGTAATTTATGTCAATTCTCGATAGCATTTCAGGTATGTTTAGTAACTTTCTAACCCAAGCCGAGACTGGCGATCAGGTTAGAGACTGGCAACATGCGACTCGATTATTTGTTGATGGCTTGTATAGATTAAGTCCAAAGATCTCGTCTCTGTATTATGTGTTTATTGATATTGATCCGAGTTTAGCTAGTAGTTCGTTGAT